CCGCAAACTCCTCTTTATGGCAGGGAAGATGGGTTATACCCAGATAGGACTTTCACCGGTGGATATGAATATTATCGAATCCGGGAAACTCACTTTTAAGAAACTGTGTAATATTTATGGCGTGTCTGACAGGTTGTTTAATAACGATGCGACCGGCTCGGAAATCTCCGTGGACGTAGCTTATAAAGACCTCTTTACCAACGCAGCCCTTCCGGAAGTGTACGCGTTGAGAGATGCGCTTAACTCATTTTTAGTGCCCAAATTTAAAGAGAAGCTTTATATTGACTGTGACATAACAGGAATTCCGGAACTGCAAGACGATATGCTTGATATGGCCACCGTATTTAATAATCTTCCAGTAATGAACCCCGCGATCATAGCCAAAGCTTTTAATTGGGCTTACGACGAAGATCCGAATATGAATAAGTTCTTTATTAAGCAGGGTTACCAGACTATTGAGGATGCAGTAGCGGGAGCCATACAACCTTTAATTGATACACATGATTACGGAGGAGGAAAATAAAAAAATCGACCAACTTACCGAAAGGTATATCAGGAAGTCAACGTGTGCGCTGACAGAGGCTGCGAATGTAGAATTCCGTAAGGGATTAAAAAAGAGGATCATCGAACTTCTTGAGGCACGCGATAAAACACAACCTTACAACCCGGTACTGCAAAAAAAATGAAATGGATAAGGGAGCATATTACCGTCAATTTGAAAAGTTTCAGCAAAACAGGGAGAAATATTTTACCAAAAAGATACTAAACGCGCTAAACACTCAAATTGAAGAGTTTTTAACGGCGTACAAATCCGGCAGGAATGATCTAATGAGTATAAGCTCCGTTAGTATGCGGGAGGTGTTGAGAGAAATATATCTGGATTCCCGTCATTACGGCTCCTTAGTTTATTCACAACTCCCTAAAGCTCCCAAAAACCAAAAAAGACGCGCTCCAATGGGGTTTAATGAAGCGTTCATCCGAATGATAAATGATTGGTTTGAGGCCAACGTACTGGAAACGATTGAAACGATCACAAACACCACCCGCAAATTAATTAAGGAGGTTCTTCAGCAAGCCACTGAAGAAGGGCGCAATCTAAACTGGATTGAGAGAGAGTTAACCAGCGATGACTTTTCAAAAAACAGGGCACGGCTAATCGCACGTACTGAAACTGTCACTGCTTCCAATAGAGCCTCTTATATGGCAGCAGCCAAAACGGGATTAATGTATAAAAAAGAATGGCTAAGCGCCGGAGATAACAGGGTGCGCCCCGATCATCAAATGGTCAACGGCTCCCGTATAGATATGGAAGATTACTTTATCGTCGGAGATACTAAAATGTTACTCCCGGGTGCAAGGGTGCAGGAAAACGGATTACCAAGTCCGGCGTCGGAAATCTGTAATTGCCGCTGTGTAGTCCTTTACATCCCTGTTCGGGTTAACGGAGCATTAGTCAATTTTGACTATGGATTGTGGCCCGTTGCTGCCTAATTAAATTCCCCTCTCGTTTTAATACTTTTTCATCCTGAATCGCAAAAACCAATTTTAGTGAAAAGGTATTTTTAGGGTGTGAAAGCAATCTTCTCTTACAAAACGCAAAGCATTAATGCCTCCATCAAAGATGTGGACGGCAAGAAAGGTATTGTTACCGGTTACTTTGCAAAATTTGACAACGTTGATGCTGACGGAGATATAATCCGAAAAGGGGCTTTTACAAAGTCTATCATGGAGACAGGCCCTGCATCAACTCAACCACGTATCAAACATCTCTTAAATCACAACACCAATCAACCGTTGGGGGCATTAGTAACTCTTTCAGAAGATGCTTATGGCCTTAATTACGAATCTCAAATAGGTTCCCATGCTTTAGGGCAGGACTTTATTAAGATGGTCGAATCAAACCTCATAACAGAACATTCTATAGGTTTTCAGGTAATGAAAAGAAACCAACTTCAGGAATATTCAGAATACATGAAAACACCGGATGCCGGATGGTTTGAACTAACTGACCTGAAACTGTGGGAAGGAAGTTCTTTAACTGCGTGGGGTGCCAATCAGCAAACACCTATTACAGGACTGAAGAGCGATAAGAAAGAAGATGTTTTACAGGCTTTGGTTAACCGCCAAAAGAACCTTGAGAAATTCTGCCGCAATTCAACAGCGACAGATGAAACTATTGAACTCTTACTCATTGAATGCAAGCAACTAACTCAACTTATAATTGAAAACACGAAGCAGGTAAAGATTAATTGCCCCCATTGCAAAAAAGATACCCCCGATATAGAATCCGGAATGGGATATATCAAATGTATCAACTGTGGCGAGACATTTAATTCAAAAACCACTTCGCAGCCAGGAATTAAAAACGTGGAAGTTCTTGAAGCATTAAAACAATTTACCAACTCATTAAAAAAATAAAAATGGCAGACGAAAAAGATATTCTGACTAAAGAGGGGCTTATTGAACACCTCACAGAAATGAAAACAGGCTTGGAAACTTCCCTGAAAACAGAAGTTAAAGCAGAAGTGGTGGATTCCATCAAAGAAAAAATGGAAGCTATCGACGCTATGGCAATCACTGTAAAAGAATTACAGGACAGCGCAACCAAACCGGAAGTTCTTGCAAAATTGCAGGAAGACATGGCAACAACCATAAAAGCGTTTGACCTGTTACAATCCCGTGTAAAAGGATTTAAGATTGGCGGCGAAAGGAAATCAATCTTAACAGTAGGTGAAGCATTGGGTGAAAAACTCTCCGCTCCCGGCGCAATTGAAGATATTGAAAAACAACTCAAATCTGCCGGTGGATCTGCTGTGTTGAAACTTGGCCCCGTGTCTTTAAAAGACATGACCGTAGCTTCTACCTTAACAGGTGATCCGGTGGCCACCTACAATCAAAGGCAGGCTATCATCCCGGCACAGAAAGTCAATTTCCGTGATATGATCCCGACAGTTCAAAGTCCAACAGGTCTTTATGTGACTTACAAGGAAAATACCGGAGAAGCAAACAATATCGGGGTTCAAACCGATGGAGCCACCAAAGGGCAAAACGAATACGCACTAACTGAAGTAAAAACTGTCAACAAGTATATCGCTGGTTTTGCAGTATTCACCAAACAGTTGTTAAAGAATCTTCCTTTCATGCAAGGTACTTTAACAAGGATGCTTTTGAGGGATTTCTACAAAGAAGAAAACTCTTACATCTTCACACAGGTTTCAAGCGCAGCATCCGGTTCTACATCTGGTGGAACTTCACCGGACGACATCAAACAGTTGATTACCTTAATCGGTGCGCAGCTTGACACCAACTTCAATGTTTCCTTTGTAGTGGTTTCTAATCAGACTTTAGCCCGTTTGATTTCAGGCACCTACTCAACTGGTTACTATCCCGGTGCTGGTAGTGTGGTTCTTAGCGACGGTCGCGGTCTTACCATTTTTGGAGTGCCTGTTGTGGGTGCTGCATGGGTAACACCTAACTACGCTTTGATGATCGACAGCGAATACCTGGAAAGAGTTGAAGTGGAAGGCTTGAATATCGCATTCTCTTTTGAAGATAGTGTAAACTTCCGTCAAAACAAAGTAACTGCACGTATTGAGTGCTTTGAGGAAGTGAACCTGATGAGATCCGAATCTGCGATCTACATGAATTTGGGAGCATCCTAATATTCTGGAAAAGCAATAATCATAAGCCTGTCTGTTTATTCAGGCAGGCTTTAATTTTTTAAACCATGATCCAATACGATTGTAAGAAAGTGCCTTTTAATGCAGTCTTAGACCTTATATTTAACGACGGAACGCCGACTGAACCCGTAGTAGTGCAGGAAATTAAAGATTACGCCAAGATTGACACCGGAACCGCAGATGATACGATACTTGGTTACCTGATTACCACGGCCCGTCAACAGTGTGAAGACTTTACAGGGATCAGTATTATTCCACGAACTGTAACGGCTGTACTGAATAATAGTTGTGGTGGAATATTCCTTCCTTATTGTCCGTTTAAGACCTTAACAAGCGTCACTGATCAGGATGGAAATGTACTTACAACCGACGATTATAAACTTTCGGGAACAACCTTTCCGCAACTCATTTATCCAAAGTGGGACAGGTTGACTTTAGTCTATACCACAGGGTACGTTAAATTACCACAGGAAATAAAAACTGCGATTTTACAACAAACTTTCTATCTTTACGAAAATAGGGGCGAAAGTGCTGTAATATCCAGAAGTGGTGTTGTAGCAGAACTAACATTGAGCCCGCAGGCGAAAGCCACATTACAAAGATTCAGAAGAGTATAATATGAAGTTGCTTTTTTTATTGCTGGTTTCCTCAAGTGCCTTTGCTCAAAAGGACACTATTATAACACTACCGATACAGGACGGTAAAGTATTCTATGAGAGAGTTTATCAGGATAGCGGCACGAAAAATGATCTTTTTTTAAAGGCAAAAGACGTGTTTTTAAGGCTGCTTCCCGACACGAAGGATGTGATCCAAAATGAAGACAAAGACAACGGAATTATAGCAGGGAAGGGTTATTTTGAAATGCCTCTTTCAGAAGTGAGAAGCACCATTAGAATAATCGTAAAGGATAATAAGTATAAAGTTCAAATGTTTGATTTTTATGTTTCAAGCACCCTTTTAAGAAACCCAACCGAAACACCGATAGAGAAAAATTACAACTTCGCCAAAGAAAAAAAACGAGGCAAGAATTCCCGGGATTCATGGATTGATTTTAATAACAAGGTTCTTTATATTTTTGAAGAGATCGAAACTGAAATGAATAAAAAACTAAGCACAGATTTTTAATGACTGCAAGCGACCTTAATAGATTAATAACTCTCGAAAGTTACAATTATTCCACTAATGGCAGTGGCGGAATAACTCCCGTCTTAGCGGAACAACTCACTAATATTTGGGCGAAAGTGGACGAATTAAACGGTGGCAATGTAATCAATCAGGGACAAGATAAGAACTTTGCAGACTTCAGAATAACGATCCGTTACCGCCCACAGGTAAATGAAAACTGGAACATCGTCTATGAAGGTCAAACCCTCAAGATCAAACAAATGCAACTCGATAACACTGCTTATAAGAGATACATGATTATTTACGCTTCCACCACCTTAGAACAAAGCTGGTCATAATGCCGCTAAGCCTTACGATAGGGAATCTTGACAAAGTACTTGCGGAAATAAAATCTTACCCAAAAGATACTGAAAAGATAATTAACAATGAGTTCACCGTTTTTGCTGTTGAGACTTCCAACCGCGCCAAAGAACTGGCACCGGTTAATGAGGGAGCATTAAGAGAAAGTATCAACTTTGACGTAGGAAATCTTTTTTTGCACGTGGGAGCCTATATTGAGTACGCTGCTTACCTTGAGTTTGGAACAAAGGCTTTTGCGGCAGCTTATGTAGCTTCCCTTCCGGAAGATTGGCAAGCATTCGCAGCCGAACACAAGGGAACCGGTGAAGGTACTTTTGCAGAATTGGTACAGGCTATCATGAAATGGGTGCAACTCAAAGGAATTGCCACAGGAAAGGATATTAATCAGGCATCGTATCTTATCGCCCGAAAAATAGTGAGAGACGGCATCAGGGCACAACCTTTTCTACATCCGGCATTCGAGGAGAATAAACTTAAATTAATAGAAAATTTAAAACGTCAATTAAATGTTAAGTAGCAATCTTGCAGTACGAAAGGCTTATTATGCTACTCTTAGCACCATTCAATACGAAGGTGTTGACGTTCCGGTATTCTGGAACCAGCTACCTACTACGATTGCACCGGGACTTTATATTATTTTCTCGAACATCCGAAACAATGATCAATCCAATAAAGGCGCGTCCGTTACCCAAACAAGTGTTACTGTGTCGGTTTATACAAACTCTCTGAAGTATAACGACGGTCTTGCTGTGGAATCCGTCTCAAATGAAGTCTTAAACAGAATTTATTATAACCCTCAATTCAAACTTCCTTTAGATACTTTTTTTCAGATCACTCAAACAAGGCTCACCTCTGACATCACTAATAATTTTAGTGAGCGCCAAAACATCTACATCGACCGGATTTTAGTCTTTAATCACACCATTTTTCAGAACGTTTCCTAAAAAACGGTTTTACAGGTTATTTATCTTTAAATCCTAAAATTAAAATAATGGGATTACGCAGACAAATTTCCGGTATTGACGTATTACTACAGATCGATCCGCTTGGTGGAACCAACTTCGATTTAGTGGTGTGCCTTACCTCCAACGGGCTGGAACGAACTACTTCAGTGATCGATGCCGCTTCAAAATGTGGCCCTGAAAAACTACCCGGCGTGCGCTCCATTCAGGTACCTTTTGCCTTTAATGATGTTTTGGACGCAAATTCTGGAGAAATCTCCGAAGAAGCCCTCCATGATTTGTGGCAAAACCAGACGATCATAACCTTTAAGTACGGTAAACTGACTCCCGCAGCGGGCGATGTTACCTACACCGGCACAGGTTTTATCTCTGAATTGAAGTCTTCTGCAGCACAAAACGCAGCAGCGTCAACAACTGCTACTATTGAAGTTCAGGGCGACGTGACAAAAGTAAAAACAGGTTCATGAGTTACATCACAATTAACATCGGGGGCAAGGATCGCGGCCTGAAATTCAATCAGGGAGCTTTGGTTACATTTCAGGGAAAGATTGATCCGGATAACGTAGCGGGAACCACAGGTTACGCACTTATCTGGGCCGGACTGAAAGCCAACTGTTATGTGAAGGGAGAAGAATTTACAGAAACCTTTGAAACTGTGTGTGACTGGGTAGACGAACTTCCTGAAGAGGTAATTATGGACGTAGTTAAGACATTCCAGGAAACACAAGCCTACCAGAAGTTGATCCCCGAAGGTAAAAAAAAATCGATGCAAAAGAGTACGAAGCGCAATGCCTTGAAATAGCGTTAGGACGTTTAGGGTGGAGCCCTTACGAATATTATACCAGTAGCCCTTGCGAGTTCTATTATGCTTGCAAGGGCTATTTTGATAAAGAAGAGCAAGACATCATGATATGGCGAAAAGTAGCACAGGCAGCGTCGGCAGGATTTGTAAAGTCGGCAGACTTTGAGGAATTCTGGCCCTCAATAAAGGGGGAGCCGGAAGAAAGCCCGTCATGGAGTGCCACCCCTATTGAGTTACGGAAGAAAATTTTAAAAGAGTTAAGAAAATGAACCCACTTGAGATAGTTGTTACCGGAAATGTTGACGGTGCGAAGTCTGCGCTTCAAACCGTACAAAACGAACTGGGTAAGACAGCCCTTGCCGCTCAAAAGAGTGATTCTGCTATTGATACGTTCGGAAAGACAATGGCCCGCTTTGGAACACAGGGAAGTCAATCTATTGCCCTATTAACAGGGAAGATCGAAGCCTTGAAAGCTGAAATGGTGAACATTAAAGACATTTCGGTTTTAGCAAAGTTCAACCAGGAAATTGAAGCGAGTGAATTACAGTTAGGGAGAATGTCCAATGCTGGTAAAACAGGGTTTAATGAGTTAGGGGTGGCTGTAAAAGGAATGGGAAACCCCTTAAGTAAGGGTTACGGTCTGCTAAGAAAGTTGGCTTACGTTCTCCCTGGAATTGGAATTTCGGGAATTGTAGCTTTTGCTACAGGTCCTATTATAGACTATGTAGAATCATTGACGAAAGCGAATGATGCGATAGATCTTGCAAAAAATAATCTTCAGAACTTTAACGATATAATGGAAGATGCCAGCAAAAAAGCTGGTGAGCAAACCGCCGATCTTAAAATACTTTATCAGGCGGCTACGGACGTTAATCTTTCAATGAGAGACAGGTTGGCCGCCGCGAAGGAGTTAAAGAAAGAATACCCAGAAGAATTTGCAAATCTTTCAGCGCTGGCAATAGCTAACGGTAAGGCGAAGTCAAGTTATGAAGAGTTGACCAAATCAATTATTGATAATGCCGTTGCAACTGCGGCAAAAGATAAAATCGAAGCACTTGAGAGTAAGAAAATGGACAATTTCGCTCAAAGGACAAAAGTATTAGTTGCAACAACAAATGAATATAATGCAGCATTAGCAGAATCTAAAAAAGCCACGTCCAGTTCTTCAGCATCGTCATTTGGAGCGACCTTAACATCAAAAGGAAGCCAAGAGGCTGATTTTAAGACTATTATTCATGGGATTGATTACCGTAGGAAAAAAGCGCTGGATGATTTAGCTAAATCAGATAAATCTTTCGATGATCAGATTGCGGCGGCATTGAATTTTGGCAGTGGAGAGGCCGCGGTAGCAGCGGCAATTGAAAGAGCAGATACAACAAAAGATAAAAAAGGTAAAAAAACCAACCCCTTTGAAATCTCCCTTAAAGAACTGGAAGATAATTATAAACAGGCTCAAGCCCTTTTAGTTAGTCAATATGACGCTAAT